GAAACATATATCCAAAGGTGTAGTTGAAATGACTGTTGGTTCTTTGGATGATAATGGTGAACGTAAAGCACAAACTTGTACTGCTTACCATATTAAAGATGGATGGTTTAGTACTGTTGCTCATGCTTTTTACCGATTTTATGAAGGAAAAGATCCAAAAATTATTCTTCGATGGGAAGGTTATAAGTGTGTTAAGAAAATGCCTACATTTTATCAATGTGGAGATTCTGACCAAATTTTCTTTAAGCTTGAAGGAATAAACTTACCTCCTGCATTATATGGTTATATCCCATCTGAAGCTGATATTCGACCTATACCTAGCGGAACTCCTATGAAACTAGTTGGTAAAAATGAAGATCTTTCTCCCAATATTAAGAGTTTGAATAAAGCCGAAGATATGCATAATGATAATTATATGGATTATAATGAAAATTTTATATTTGAATACCCTATTTATTATTATGCACACATTTGTATGGGAGAATCAGGAAGTCCAGTTTGTATCAAAGGTGATCAAGGTAGACCAATGTTGATTGGTATGCAATGTGCCAGAGACAAGGACATAACGTATGGTGTAGCTACTCCTGTTACTAAAGAAGGAATTGATGAGTTTTTGTTACCTTATGGATTTGTGCCTGGTAAAGATAAGATGATTCCTACTGCTCGAGATATTAATATTCCTATGAAAATTTTGAGAACAGTTCCAATTGAAGAAGCTTATTTTCCCCCGACTTTATCTAGAATACAAAAATCAGATATGTATGCATGGGACAGTACTCCATTTTATGTTCCTGCTAGTTTAACTAATTATATTAATTTAGATGGTATTGAAGTAAATCCTATGTTTAAAGGTATGTCTAAATTAAATCAAGAAGTTAAAGAATTTCCTCCTATTCCTGAATATATTTTTGAATTATTACACGAAACTTATGAAAAACCTACAAAATCTCACCTTTTGAGTTTTCAAGAAGCTTTAGAAGGAATGTCAGATAAAGATATCAAATCTGTATGTTTAAGCACATCTGCTGGATATCCCTATTGTTTATCTAGAAAGAAAGGAAAATCTCCTTATGTACATTATGATGCAAAAAAACTTAAACATGAATTTAATCCAGAATTTTTAAAGTATCTACAACAATGTGAAGATGATTTAAAAGAAGGTAAACAGATTGAAGTTATTTTCCAAGATTTATTGAAGGATGAAACACGTCCTATTGGGAAAAATGCTCGTTTATTTCAGGGATGTCCAATTCATTATTTGTTTTTGATGAGACGATATTTTGGTGATTTTGTAGCTAGTGTCCAATCAGGCCATGGAAGAAAACCAGTTAGTGTTGGAATTAATGCTCATTCTTTAGAATGGACATATTTATATATGTTACTAAAGAGTAAGAATGGTTCTATTGTTGCTGGAGATTTTACTAATTATGATGGTACTATTCCTGTCATGTTAGCAGAAGCCTTTTTGCGATTTGTGAATGAATGGTATAATGATGGAATTGAGAATGCTAAAATTAGAACTTTGTTAATGCATCATGTTATTTACACTAAACATATATGCTTTGATAAGATTTTTCAAACTATTGGATCTAATCCATCCGGAAATCCTATTACAGCTGTGTATAATTCTATTATGAATTTTATCATTATGACCACAGTTGCCATTTTTGATCTTGAATTAAAGTTTTCTGACTTTGTTCAGTTTAATTATGGTGATGATAATTTATTGGCTATTTTACGTGAAGGAATTAGGACAAGTGATTTTACTCCTTATATTCTTAAACGTTTTGGTATGGTTTACACTCATTGTTCAAAAGCTACATCTGATACTTTTGATACTCTGGAAACCATTACCTTTCTTGGTCGATCTTTTCGTTTAGATTGTGGTATTTATCGAGCTCCTCTCGAATTGCGAACAATTATCGAATCCACTTATTGGTGGCGCAAAGGAGCAGACCATGACACTGTAATGTTGTCGACAGCTGAGACTTTCTTTTTAGAACTTTCACATCATCCACGTGCAGTTTTTGAAGAATACAGTGCTAAATATCTTAATGCTGTCAAAATTAGAATGCCCGAACTGTATAATGGCATTCGACGCTGCAAAAAAGCGTATACATGTTACCGTCGAGATTTTTACGAAGCTGGTAATTATCTTGAAGCAACGTCGGGTCGCGTTAAATGGCCTATTGAAATAAATAGTAAAGCTGAACAAATGAGAACAAATGATCGTGCTTCTGTTGAAGTACCAACTACTAACCATCATGTCTTAGGAACTGATGAAGATATTGGGCAAGTGCATCACACTGATACATTACCTAATATGCAGGCGCCTTATGCGTCTGCTCCTTTTATGACTCATCACTTGGATGATAATTTTGAAAGATCACAATTGATTGACCAGAAGAATTGGACTACTGCACAAGCTTCTGGTACTCAAATTGTTTCATATGATTTTCCTAATGAGTTATTTAATTTGGCTTTTATCACTAATCGTTTAACTTTTTGGAGATATTTAGCTGCAGATATTGAGCTTACTGTTAAAATTACTGCAATGATGCAATTAATGGGAAAACTTCAAGTTGCATATGTGCCTTTTCGAACGTACTATACTCTTGATTCTAGCTCTCTTATTACTGTACCTTTACCTACTGACGTTTATTCATTATCTGGTGGATTACATAGAATTATTTCTGCTTCTTCATCTGAATCTTGTGTATTTCGAGTTCCTTTTATCCATGTTCAAAATTGGTTGGATTTATCTCGTTATGCCAGTGCTGAAATGGGTACTTTTTATATTACTGTTTTGGTACCTCTTGCTGATTCAGATGGAACTTCCCAAACTGCGCAGATTGTTGTCAATGCTCGTTTTGTCAATTCTCGCGTGGCTTTTCCTTCTGATAGTGTTTTCACTGTTGGACGAATGCGTGCTATACAGGAACAGGATGAGAAGGATGAGCGTGACAAACTTGAGGCGACTTCTACTGCTAGTCATGAATCTACCACTAAATTATTTTCAAGTTCCGCTGTCAACCAACTTAATGATGCATTGCCCGCAATTATTAAGGTTGGTTCCATTGCTGGCCGTTTGGCTGGGTTGGCTTTAAATAAACCTCCTACTGTAAATACAACAACAGTTGCAGATATTAATATGAATTATCATCATGGACATGCAAATGGCATTCAAACTGCTCCTATTATTAGTCACAATAGTGAAAATCGTGTTTCTAGCATTGCTCCTATTGGAGGTGTTAATTTTGATGAGATGGATTTAGTTAAATTTGCTGGCGTTCCTTGTATGACTGGAATTGTTTCTATTTCAAACAGTTTAACAACTGTTAATGGTATAGGTTCATATGATATTGAAGGATCTGGATTTAAAATTGGATATTTAGATCATTTACGATCACAACATACATTTTATAGTGGTTCAGTTAAATTTAAGCTATATTTTGAGTCAACTATATTTCATAATGTTGAAGCTGTGGTTTTCCTTGCTGAATCATCTACTGAAAATCCTTTTAATTGTTATCATAAAAAAATAAACATTAGAGGTGCATGTGAAGTTGATTTTTCTATTGCATATCCATATCCTTATATGGCAATGTCTACAGTTACAAGTGTTACTCCTAAGAAATTTAATGTTTACATTCAAGTTTTGGCTTGGTCTCAACAAAGTAATAGTGCTAGTGTTCCAATCTATTGTATTGTTTATAAATCAGGTGGGCTTGATACAAAAGTTTTTATGATGCGAGATCTCAATTATTCTGTTACTTCTAAAGATGTTAATTGGTTAGAAGCTACTGCAAAACCAGCAACTGGTGATCCACGTTTGGATTTTGAAAGTGACTTTGAATTTATTGGTCCTGGTATGACAACCTTTGATCATTCTGGTTGGATTATGGGTGATTGTGCTAAACATTGGAATGATTACTTACATATGTGGTGGGCAGATGGTACTTATAATACTAATCCTGCTCCATTGTATGCTCTTGAACCTAACCAATACACATCTGGTAGTATTCAGCGTGGACTTCAAATTTCTACATTTTTCTATCGATTTTGGCGTGGTACTACTGGATACAAGATTCGTACAACTGGTGTTAATGGTGATGTGCTTTTCCAAATTACTAGTGGTTCAGCTAGTTTAACAAATAATATTCAAGCTTGC